TCGCCTGCCGCTAATATTGACTTCCCGGCGGGCACCGGCGGCGGCGAGACAGTGACGTTCTTCACTACCGGCAAATCAGGCGGTGGTGCCAGCGCGATCTTGTGGTCTGGCAGCGTGTCGCCGTCGATCACGACCGGCAATGGCATCACGCCACGCTTAACCACCGCCAGTACGATCACGTTGGATTGATGCCATGCCGATTGTTGAAGCCACCGGTTTTGCCCAAGCGTCGTCGGAATACCGTAGCAATCCGGCGTGGGCGCGCTCACTCAAGGCAGCGGTCGAGGCGGCGTTGCAGCGCTGTCAACAGCTCGGCATTACTGATCCGATTGAGATACAGGCGCGCATGAACGCCGCAAGGGCAACGCTGGCGAAAGAATACAACGCACACATGGACGCGATCACCAAAGCGCGCGTGCAGCGCGAATTGCAACAACGCGAGCGCGCCGCGCAACTCGCTGCCGGTAAGGGCGGTTGAGATACAACAGCGAATTTCGCCGCTGCTTGATCGATCTCGATGTTGTCGCCGCGCGCCGTCTGTGGGCGCTCGTGCATCCCGGTTGGGATCAGCCGAGTTCCGATTATGAAATGCTAGTGCTGTTGCATCTTGCGCGCATGCGCGCTTGGTCGATCCCGTGGCGGCTGCGCGAGTATTCGAAGCGATGGCTCGCCGAGCGCACGACCGGCGGTGTAGCGGCGGCGGTCGGCGTGGCGACGAAGTCGCTCGATCCGAAGATGAAGCATCGCGCGCTCGCCGTGCGCGAAGCGATGGAGGATGCCGTCATGCGCAGCTACCGCGCGGGCTTCGACCTCGATCTTGAAGCGCGCGAGGTGCAGCGGCGCATGCTGGAAGCGCGGCGCAAAGAGCGCGGCGGCGGTTTGCTCGGCTGGATGAGACGTAAAGGAGGTTAGCCATGGCTGTCCTCACCTCACACCAGCTCGTCGAGCTGCAACGCAAGCTCGCCGCCAACACGGCGACGCAGACCTGGGACAAAGCGCAGGCATCCGCCGCCATCCAGGCGGTCGAGGACTTTATACAGCAAGCCTCGACTAAGACCTCCATCGCGAACGCCATCGAGACCGCCGCGCCCGGCGTGTTCGACGGCGCTACCAAGCAGATGATCTTCGCGTGCTGGTGCTTCACGGCGGCGCAGCGCATGGGAGTCGTGTGAATGAGCACGCACCAAGTCAACATGTTCGGCCAGAGCATGGTGCCGGATTCTTCCGGCCTGTCTTGGTTCGAGCCGTACGACGTGTTCGCGACCAACGACGTGTGGAAAGGGCTCGTGCTGCGCCTCGCGAATCCGGCTTCCACTCAGCACGGCGGCGTCTACGGCTTTTTCAACGTGCCGCAGAACTACGTTGGCAACGCAGCCGCTGTGATCAAATGGACGACCACCGCGACGACCGGCAACGCCTGCTTCCGCTATCAGTATCGCAGCGTCGCGGGCAACAACGCGAACAGCATGGACCAGGCGGGCACGCAGCAGAACACCACCGGCACGTTCGCGGCTCCGGGCGCGGCGCATCGCTTGATGCAATCGACCATCACATTAACGGCGGCGAACTTCGCGGCTGGAAATATGGTGGAGTACTTGTTCGAACGTGACGACAACTCCGCCGCCGATACGATCGCCGCCGACGTTGTCGTGTTCGAGGTCGATTTCCAATACACGGACGTCTAACGGTGCGACATGGGGCTTTTGTTCGATGGAAGCGCCATGGGGTTTTTCAATACCAACTCGATCATCACCGCCTTTGGCTTCACGATGTCGATCTGGGTCAAGATACCCAGTTCGCAGGTCAATCTCTTTATCATGACGGTCGCGGATCAGGCGCGTGGTACCGGAACGATCGACATGTTCATGGCACCCAACGGCAATCAACCGGGTGTGCAAACTTTCGACGGCACGAATCAGCCGCAAGCTTTCGGTGGCAGCATAAACGATGGGGCGTGGCATCATATCGCCGGTCAGTTCACTAGCGGCTCGAGTTTTGCAATCTTTGTTGATGGCACGAAAACCTCGCCGGGCGCCAACAGTTCCGCGCCGACCGGCATGGATACTCTGACGGTAGGCGGTCACTACTCTTCTGGCGTGATGGGTGCGTTCATCAACGCGGACCTCGCGCACGCGGCCGTATGGAACGTCGCCCTGGCTGATGCCGAGTGCGTGGCGCTATCGAAGGGCGTCAATCCGACCAGCATCCACGTTCTTAATCTGCAAGCCTACTATCCGCTGTATGGCCTCGATCCGAGCTTCAATCTCACCGATTTCTTTCGCAACGACACCACCGTTACCAAAGACATGTCGAGCAACACCGGAGCCACAATACCTGCGTCTACCACCGGGCCGAAGGTGCAACCGATGATGAATGCCCTCAGCGGTTGGCCCGGCAATCTTTTCTTCGGAAAATCGCTGATGTTCAGCCCTTCGTTCGCGCACATGATGGTGAGGTGAGATCGCTCCATGGAAGTCACACACACCGCGATGTTCAAAGGCGTCAGCGTGACGGCGCAACAGGACCTTTTCGAGTTGAAAGCTCCGACTAACGGGACGGTGCGCATCCACGGCTTCGTTCTCTCGCAGGAATCCGAGATCGGCGACGCGCAGGAGGAAATGCTGCGCCTGACTATGAATCGCGGTCAATCGACTATGTCGTCGGGCAGCGGCGGCACGACGTTGACAGTGCCGCCAAGACGGCGCGGCGATCCTGCCTTTGGAGGCACAGTCGAAGCCAACAACACTACGATTCTTTCCGGCTCGCCCGATCTCACCGAGCAGCTTGAAGCGCACAGTTGGAACGAACGTGTGCCGTATATTTTCTGGTGGACGCCGGAAGCAAGACCGTTGGTTCTCCCTAGCGAGTTCTGGACGTTGCGCTTGGAAACGACGCCAGCGGACGCTGTGACCATGAACGGCACGTTGTATATCGAAATCGTGTAAGTAGAACCCCGCCATGCCGGAATTTTGGGGGGTTTTTCGGCACCGATTTCTTCCGCGACCTCCATTCGCCAGCCCGTTAGCGACGCTCACTAAAGCGCCGTCGGCGGTCAACGCTGGTGCCGGTTCCGCGACAGGTTTGGGAACGGCGTCAGCGGTCGGCGCGGCAATCGCTGCCGGCACAGGAACCGCTTCGGGAACCGGAACCGCGTCCGGCGTCGGCGCGTCTATCGCGGCGGGCGCGGGTTCGGCAACTGGAAGCGGAGCGGCGAGCGGCGTCGGCGCGAGTATCGCCGCAAGCACCGGATCGGCAACCGGAACTGGCGCGGCCAGCGGTGTCGCGACGGCGATCAAGGCGACGGTCGGCTCTGCCTCTGGCACGGGCACGGCTTCCGCTACCGGCGCGCTCATCAAGGCGACCACAGGAAGCGCCAGCGGAAGTGGAGCAGCTTCCGTCACGGGCGCGTCGATCGCGGCAGGTGCCGGATCGGCAAGTGGAAGTGGAACTGCGAGCGGCAGCGGCGCGGCGACCGTCGCCAGCACTGGTTCGGCCACAGGAACCGGCACGGCATCAGGCGCGGGCGCTGCCATCGTTGCGGCGGCAGGCTCGGCGGCTGGTTCGGGCACAGCTACGGGCGTTGGTGCCGCCATTAAGGCGGCTGTAGGAAGCGCCAGTGGCTCCGGGACGGCGTCCGGGGCGGGCGCGAGCGTAAACGCAGCTACAGGCAGTGCCGCTGGCTCTGGCACAGCATCTGGCGGCGGTGCAGCGATCGTCGCCAGAGCGGGCAGCGCTACTGGCACCGGTACCGCTTCCGGCAGCGGTGCGGCGATTGTCGCGAGCACCGGCAGTGCAAGCGGCAGTGGAACAGCTTCCGGCGCGGGCGCGGCGATCGCTTCTGGCACCGGCTCGGCGACCGGTTCCGGCACAGCTTCTGCTGTCGGCGCGACAGCTGGTGTAACAAATTCTGGCGTAGGTTCGGCGTCGGGCAGCGGCACAGCCAACGCCACGGGCGCTGCGATAGCGTCGGCAAGCGGATCGGCTGCAGGCAGCGGCACAGCTGCGGGCAGCGGTGCCGCCATTGCGGCAGCGAGCGGATCAGCGGCGGGCACTGGCGCTGCTAACGGCGCTGGTGCTGCGATCGCGGCGGCGACAGGTTCGGCAACCGGCAGTGGCACAGCGTCCGCGCAAGGCACGGTTATCGCCGCCGCTGTAGGTTCGGCAACAGGCAGCGGCACAGCGAGCGCCTCGGGAACAGCGCTCAAGGCAACGACAGGAACGGCATCTGGCAGCGGTACGGCGACGGCGACAGGCGCGTCAATCGCCAGCTCCACCGGTTCGGCCAGCGGCACTGGCACCGCCTCGGGTGCAGGAGCAGCCACCGTCGCAGCGAGCGGTAGCGCCAGCGGATCAGGCACCGCTTCAGCGTCAGCTACCGCGATCAAGGCTACAGCTGGCAGCGCCAGCGGAAACGGCGCGGCGAGCGGTGTAGGCGCTGCATTCGCAGCATCGAGTGTAACCGCCACCGGCTCTGGGACGGCGACGGGGAGCGGCGCTGCTATCGCTTCGAGTGCGGGCAGCGCGACTGGTTCAGGAACAGCATCCGGCAGCGGCGCGTCGATCGCTGCAGCTGCGGGCAGCGCTGCAGGCACCGGCTCAGCATCGGCGCAGTCCGGTGTTTCCGGCGTCACGACCGGATCAGCCAGCGGCAGCGGCACGGCAAACGGTGTCGGTGCATCGATCGCCGCAGCGGTTGGAACCGCCAGCGGAACCGGCGCAGGCGCTGGCATTGATGTGGTCATTGCCTCTGCGGCCGGATCAGCGAGCGGGACAGGCACCGCGAGCGCGATCGGCGCAAAGACCACGGCCGCAACCGGATCGGCGAGCGGCACAGGAACTGCCAGCGCTGTCGGCGCTTCAATCGCGTCATCAACAGGCTCGGCGGCTGGTTCAGGCACCGCGAGCGGCGCGGGCGCTCAGGCCGGTGTCAATGTCGGCACTGCGACTGGGCAAGGCACAGCAAACGGCGTTGGCGCAGCCATTGTCGCCGCTGCTGGCTCGGCCTCTGGCAGCGGCACCGCGAGTGGTGCCATCACTGCCATTGTCTCCCGCGCTGGTAGCGCGACGGGCAGTGGCACAGCTTCAGCAAGCACTTCTGCCGTCAAAGGAACTGTCGGCACCGCTGCAGGCAGCGGCACGGCCAGCGCGGTTGGTGCGATTGTCAAAGGAACGGTCGGCAGCGCATCTGGTAGCGGTGTTGCCAACGGCGTTTCGCAACCGAGCAATGCGGCAATTGCCAGCGCCAGTGGCGCGGGCGACGCGACGGCGCGAGGCGCAGCCACCGTTGCGGCCATCGCAGCGGCGGCAGGAGCAGGCCTCGCTAGCGCGCAAGGGATTGGACTTTCGGCTGGCGCGGCGGTTGGCACTGCCACCGGCCAAGGCACAGCGCAAGCCTATGGCTTTGGCCTTGTCGTTACACCGACCGATAGCGATCGCATCGTCTATGTTTTGCCGTTCTCCGGCGTCGCTAGCGTCGTTGAACCAGCGCCATCGCCGACAACAAGCGATCGTATTGTTTACGTGCAGCCGTTGCCGAGCGTCGGAACTACGACCGAGCCGGACACTGACCGCGTGGTGGAGACCACCGAAGCTTCTGCAGTGCTGGAGCCGACATGAGCAACGGCAATGGATCGGGCGGTGCACAAGGTGCAGGCACTGCGATCGTCGCTGCTGTTGGCACCGCCAGTGGCACTAGTGGTCCAGTACAGACGCTAACTCCGACGCCTTCAAGCCGCGTGATCATCCTGTCTGCCAAAAGCCGCGTTGTGAACGCGAAACGATTTCGGGAGGCCTAATGAGCGCGTTGAAATGGGCGGGCAGCAAGGATCCCGACGAGATCGAAGATTTCGTCGTCGATTGGACTGCACGGCTCGCTCCTGGCGACACTATCGCTACGTCAACGTGGCCGAATCCACCGAGCGGTATCACCATCGTTACCAATAGCTTTTCTAACAACGCTAGTTTGTGGAATGGCACGACAACATTGCTCAATCGCTATTATTCTACGATTTGGTTATCATCTGGCGTTTTGGGTCAGACCTATTTGTTTACTAACCGGATCACCACGACTGGAGGCCGTACTTATGACCAGAGCGTCAAGCTCAAGGTAAAGACTCGTTAGATGCCCATCGTCGTTGAGGATGGCACTGGGCTCCCTGCCGCGAACTCCTACGCGAGCGAGGACGATTTCGACACTTACACTGAAGACCGCGCCTATGTCGTGGTGGTCGGCGATACCGAAGCGGCACTAATTCGAGGAACACAATCGCTTGAAGCGATGTACGGCACGCGCTGGCCTGGGCAACGTCTCAATGGGCGCGATCAAGGGCTAGGCTGGCCGCGCACTGGCGCGATTGACGCTAACGGCGAGACCATCGATGAAAATGAAGTGCCGATTGAAGTCATTGAGGCGACGGCTGAGTTGGCGATGCGTGAACTCGCAACGCCGGGTTCGACCAGCCCTGATTTAGCGCGTGGCGGTACAGTGCGACGTGTGCGTGCAGGCAGCGTTGAAGTTGAATATGCATCCAATGCTCAAGCGACCACCACTTTCACGTTGATTGATGGGATCTTAGAGCCATTGATTGGCCCGACGACGCACGGTGGTGTAAGCTCGGGATTCGCTACGCGGAGCTGATGCCATGGCATCTATGCTCGAAAGCGAACTGGCTCACATCATCGCTGACGCGGCGAGCTTCATCTTCCTCGATGCCACGTTGAGCCGCGACGTTCCTGGCACGATCACTGATCCGGCTGATCCGCCCGCACCCACGGCGATCAATTATCCTTGCAAGGCAATTGAGGACATTTACACCACCGGGCAGCGCGCGAACGGGCTAGTGGCGACCGAAGACGTGAAAGTGCTCATTCTCGCGACCACTCTAGCGGTCGTGCCGTTGCCGGGCGACCGCATCACGATACGTGGCGTCACCCGCACCATCGTTCCGGTTGGTACGACTGGACTTCCTGGCGTTGACAGCGATCCGGCACGCGCCACATGGGAATGTAGGACGCGCAAGTAATGGCAATTACAAAACGTAATGCCGCGCGTTTGGATAGTTTGATGGCGACATGGGAACCGCAGTTGCGTCGCGCTTTCATGGACAGCGTTTACAACATGCGTGACGCCGCACAGATAGACTTGATCGTCGGGTTCTTACAAGCCAATGACATCGAAAGCGCGTTGCGTGCGGTCAATCTCGATCCGATTCAGTGGTTGCCATGGGACAAGGGCGTTCGCGCCGCATTTGAGGCTGGTGGTGTCGCCACTGCGGGAGCGGTCCCGGTAATTAGTTTGGGTGGCGGTTTTCGCACTGTGTTCCAGTTCAACGTGCGTAATCCGGCGGCTGAGACTTGGCTCAGTACGCGCTCGTCGTTGCAGATCGTTGAGATCCTCACCGACCAGCGCACCATGATTCGTGAATATTTGACGCTCGGCATGCGCAGCGGCACCAACCCGATTACTGTTGCACTCGACCTTGTTGGCCGCATCAACAGCGCGACTGGTCGCCGCGAAGGTGGTGTGATCGGATTGACACAGAGCCAAATGCAATGGTTAGTCAACTATGAACGGGAGCTACGCTCGGATAATCCGCTCGCTGCGCTTTCGCGCGCGTTGCGTGATAAACGATTTGACAGCGCGGTTCGTAAAGCTGCGCGTGAAGGCACTGCGATACCGGAGGCGCAGATCAACTCGATGGTGCGCACCTACACCAACCGCGCCATGCGTTACCGCGCCGAAACCATTGCCCGCACCGAAGCGTTGACCTCGCTGCACGAAGCTCAGCGCCAAGCACTGCAACAGGCGATGGCGGCGGGTATCGATCCTGAGAGCGTGCGCTACATTTGGCGCACCGCGGGCGATGCGCGCGTGCGCGATAGTCATGCTGCGATGGACGGCGATGTGCGTCCGGAAGGCGAGCCGTTCTTGAGCGGTGCTGGAAACTATCTAGAATATCCCGGCGATCCCAAAGCGCCGCCGGAAGAGACAATCAATTGCCGTTGCTGGCTCGAACCTGACATCGATTTTCTTGCAAGTCTGCAATGACTGACTTCAAGCAATATCGCCGCAAGCAAATTGCCGAGCTGCGGGAATACGTGCCAGGCGAACAGCTCGCATTTGTTAGCATATCTGAGGCAGATCGTTCGGCTGGTTCCCCAAAACCCGGTGACATGATCGCCCGCAATCCGAAGAACCATGCAGACCAATGGCTGGTTGCCGCTGATTATTTCGCGGAAAATTTCGAGCCGCTCTAGATGGCGATCAGCACGTTATCATTCCGCGCCGCGATCGATGACTGGGTTCGGCAGAGCGAGGCACGCATACTTGCAGTATTTCGTGAATCCAGCAAGCGTGTCATTTCAAATTGCCAAGAGCGCATCCCAATAGACACTGGCTATGCCCGCGCGTCGATTCAAGTATCGCTTGATGGCTTTGTGCCGACCGAAGCTAGATCAAACCGCGATGCAGACAAGCGATACGCCGACACTACGCCGGTCGCTATCGCGGTGATCGCCGGAGCGACGCTTGAGGACACCATCTTCATTGGCTGGACGGCTAACTATGCGATCTTTTTGGAAAACGGTCACAGCCAACAAGCGCCAGGCGGCTTCGTCGCCATCTCGGCGCAGGAGTGGCCGTTTATCGTTGCGCAAGTGACCGCCGAAGCGAAGGAGAGAGCGGTATGACACTCGGACTTGCCTATTGGATCGTCATGCTGATCTGGCTCGTCTTCGGCCTTTGGCATTCGTGGCCACAGCCGTATCCTACAGCTGGCAACATTATCTTGTTCATTCTTTTGCTGTTGCTCGGCTGGAAAGTCTTCGGCGCTCCATTGCATGGCTGAACCTGTAGATGTCGCAATAGAAAGCGCGCTCAATGCGCGGGCGCAAACGCTCGCCGCCTCGCTGTCGCTTACCATTGCTATGCCGTACGTTGCATTCAATCCGCCGACACCAACGCCGAATGCTGCGTGGTTGCGCTCGACATACATGCCCGCCGATACGCTCGGCCTTGGTGTTGACCCCAATTCGAGCAATCAGCATTACGGACTGTTCTGGATCGACGTGTTCTACGCGATCAACACTGGAGAATACGGCGCGCGGCGTATCGCGGCACAGGTGTGCGCCTACTTCAAACGCGGCACGCAGCTCGTCAAGGATGGCTTCATCGTGCAGATATGGAAGCCACCGTTTGTGCGGCCGACCATGCGCGAGGACGCGTGGCTGCACGTGCCGGTACTAATCCCGTTCATCGCTTTTGCATCGAATCCGGCTTGATGCCGGTAACTTCCGCCGCGCGAGCGGCACGAAACATAGGAGAGTCCAATGGCTGCTGGCGCAGTAGCAGGTACCAAATTCTTCATCGGCGGGACCGGGACGCTGATCCCCTCGCCCGACAACGTGCTGTGGGTCGAGATCAAAAACCTCTCAAATCTCGGCTCTTACGGCGGCACCAACTTCAACAAGATCGCGCTGGAGAGCATTGGCGACGGCTATACCCGCCAACTTAAGGGCACACAGCTTGCTCCGGCGATGGATATCGTGTTTAATCGCGACGATACCGACGCTGGACAGGTGGCGGTGCGTGCTGCGAGCGCCGATCGCAATTCGCTCTACAACTTTAAGGTGGAGGAAAACGACATTGGCACCGGGCTCAACCCGACGCGCACAGTGTTCAAGGGCCGTATCTATGGCTACGTTACGGCCGGTGGTGGCGTCAATGACCTCAAACGCATCAACACCTCGATCGAAATCGAGCCTGACACCATCATCGTCACCGCAGCGGCCTAAGCATAAAACAGGAGGCAAGGCCATGATTGACGAAGTGGACGGAGTACGAGTGGATGATCTTTCCTCGCTGATCGATCCGGTCACTGCAGAAGCGGTGATGGAAGTCAAAAATGCGGTCGGCGAGGTGATGCGTCACGACGATGGGCGAGCATTCACCATCACACTGTTGTCGAAAGACAACGCCGCCTATCGCGATCTGTCGCGCAAGATGATCGACCGGCGCATGGAGCAATATAGCCGCACGCGTTCTGTCATGTTGGGTAGCGCTACCGAACGCGATAATATAGAACTTTTGGTAGCGATCACCAAGGGCTGGGACATCATCCTCAACGGCAAGAAACCGGAAAGCACCCCGGCGAAATATCGCGAGGCCTACACAATGATCCCGGCGCTGCGCGAGCAAGTCGAGGAATTCACAGGCGTACGCGCAAATTTTTCCAAGAGCTGATCGATGAGTTGACGAAGTTCGCGGAGGATCAGCTTGCGGACGCGCCCGCGAACGATCTCGCTTGTCCACAACTCGGTTATCTTTGGCGCTGGTTTGAGCAGCTGATCGACTGCCGCGAGGTCGGCTTCGGCGCGGGTCCGCTCACCTATCAAGAAATCGACGCCTGGGCGCGGTTGATGCGCTTTGATGTGTCGCCGGTCGAGGCGACGCTGTTGCGGCAGCTCGACCGCACGTATCGCACACTGTTGCAAGAGAAGCTCGAGCGCGACAAGCCAAAACCGAAGTCGATCTCCGACAAGCTGGAAGATATTCGTTTGGCAAACGAGGCGCAGAAAGCGCTGGACGCAGAGAGGGCACAACGCCGCAAACAAAATGGCTGACGTTGCGGACCTTGGCATCAGGATCGACACCAACGCCGAAGAGGCGTCGGCGGCGCTCAAAGAATTCGCGAAGGCGGCCGGACTGAGCGAGGACGCGGCGGCTGGATTGGTCAAGACCGCGAAGGAGCTTGGTGTCACTGTAGAGGATTTAGCGCGCAGTCAGGAGGGATTGAACAAAGCCAGCGTAATTTTACCGGCGAAACAACTCGACGAAACATTGAAGAAACAGGCGGCTTCGCAAAAGGATGCCGCCGGAGCTGCACGCGATCACGCGCACGAACTATCGGGGCTAGAGCGCGCCCTATTCACATTGGTCGCTCAGCTTGAAACTAACGCAAACTCACTCGGCCGTTTGGGCAGTTTTCTTTCCAGCTTCGGCACCGGCGCCGTTGCAGCCGCAGGTCTTCTCGGAACATTGGTGCTGGCGTTCGAAGCGGCGTCTAGCGCAGCAAATAAATTAGGCGAACGCGCGCAACAGATCAGCAACTTCTCGGTCACGATCGGTCTGACCACGGATCAAGTGCAAGCATTGCAGGGAGCGGCGGAAAGGCTAGGGCTTGGGGAAGGCGCGGTCGATACATTCTTCCGCATGTTCACCAGTAACCTCGAAGCGGCGCGGCGTGGCTCGGGCACACTTTATGAGCAGTTGGTAAGGCTTGGCGGCGGCTTCGCTGCTGAGATTGCAGCGACCACTACTACGGCGCAAGCGCTCGACGTCTTTACGCGCGCATTAGAGAGCGCGGGCACAGCGCAAAATGCCTTGGCACGTGCGGCGGGTGGACGTGGTGCCGCAGTCTCTATACCATTGTTGCAGCAGATCGGTGCGGTTGGCGGATTAGATGCATTGGTAGAGCAACAAAAAGCGTCGGTCACGTTGACGCAGGACGAGATCGCCAACCTGAAAGCGCTCGAAGGGCAACTTAAAAATTTGAAGCGTGAGACCGCAGAGACCTTCACCAAGTTGTTCGCTGCCGATGTGTTACAGGCGCAGATAAGTTTCCAGGAAGGACTACAGCACACAGGCGAGTTCATCGTCGAGAACCGCAAGCGCACCGACGAATGGCTCAAGAGTATGGGTGAAGGCCTACAACAGCAGGCTCCTGGGTTCGTCGCTTTCTTCCAAAATATCGGTAAGCAGATTGACGAGTTCGCCCAGCGCCATCCGTGGATGAAAATTTTTGGTTTCCAAGGTACGACGCCAGCAGCACCGGCCGTCCCCGCCGCGCCTGCGGTGCCGCTTGAACAGCGCACGCCAGTCGGTGCCGCAGCCGATTTTGAAGCAGCAGGCAAAGCTGCTGAACGGTACGCCAACGATTTGAAGAACTTGAACACCGCGCTAGGCGCGGGCGCTACCGTACAGGATCAGTTGCGCGCTCGGATAGCGCAGATCACTTCCGACTTTGCCAACGGCAAATTTGCTCTCATTGATTTTACAAAAGCGGAGGAACTCAGAAATCGCGCGATTGATCTCACAAAACAGGAAACTGCCAATCAAATTACACAAGCTTCGGTCGCGGCGATGGGCAATGCGGCGACCATCAGCGAGAAATACGCAGCAAAAATAAGCGATCTGAGTCTTCAAGTAAGCAAAGGTCAGATCACGCAGGAGGCCTATAACCGCGCCGTCCAGCAACTGCCGCTTGATATGGCGATAGAGAAACAACGCGCGACGATCGCAATTCTAGGCGACGCCGCTACGGAACAAGAAAAATACGGTCTGAAAGTTACCGAAGCTGCTTTGGCGTTGCAGCAACAGAAAGTCAGCCAGGAAGATGTCAACCGCGCGATGTTTGCTGCGAGTCCGATCGTCAAAAAAGTCGACGACGCGATCGGCGAGCTGGGAGCAGCGATGGCTTCTGCTTTCATCCACGGAGCGAACGCGGCCGACGCGTTCAACGCCTCGCTGAAAGCGATCGCAACGACGGCAGCAAGTGAAGCGATCCGCAATTTGATCAAGGGCGATATCGGTGGCGCATTAATCAGCGGCGGCATCGCTTTGACCGCCTTTCTTGCTTCCAAGATCACCGGTGGTCCGAGCGAAGCGGACAAAAAGGCAGCAGAGGATTTGGCGCGGGCGCAAGAGCAAGTGCGCAACGCCGCGATTGAAGCGACACAAGCGCTCAACGAAGCCAGCAAGTCTATGCAAAAGCTGACGCAAAACCTAGGTCCGTTCGCGCAAGAGCTTCAACGTGGACAGGATCAACTTGACAGCTTCACGCAACAGAGCAACAAGGCCATCGTCGCGGTGACGAAGGCATTTCTCGAGGGCGCGATCCCAGCTGGCCAATTCGCGACCATGTTAGCTAACATTCGACAGGGTATGGCGGATGCGAGTGATACATTCAATCAGTTCGCCACTAACGTAAGAAATAACTTCATCGACAAGATCACCGCAATGACCCGCGAGGCGACGGGCCAGGGCTTCCTTAATCAGTTCGACGATCTGCACAAACAGATGCTTCAGCTCGCGGCAGATTCGCAAGCGCTCGGCATCGACGAGAGCACGCGGATCGACGCGCTGTTCAGAACCTCGGCGCAGAACCTCGTCAATAGCCTCAAGTTGACGGGAGATCAGTTCGACACGTTGTTGCGGACCTTCCCGTTCCTGACGGGCATGGTCACCGAGTTCAGCGACGCGGCTGTCGCCGCCGCCAACGCCGTGTCGCGTTCCGCCGACGATCTGGCGAGATCGACGCGGGAGCTGCAAGACCGGCTGTTCGCGGCGACCAACGACACATCGACGCTGGCGGGCGCGCTCGCGGCGTTCGACCGCTCGGCGATGCAGCAAGTGCAAGCGGAGCTCACCGCTGGCGGCCAGAATATCGCGCTGTTAGAGCAAACACTCGGCGCAGAGCGCTTGCGCATCATCGAGGATTTCAACGCGCGAGCGCTTGCGGCGGAACAGGCTGCCGCCCAGCAACGCTTGCAAGCCGCACAATCGCTGCAAGTGAGGCTGGTTCAAGCCACTGTCGATCCGAGTTCGCTCGCTGGGCAACTGGCGATCTTCGATGCCCAGGCCGCACTGCAACGCGCGCAGGAGGCACAGCAAGGTGGCGCGAACCTCGTTCTGCTGGAACAAGTGCTCGCCGCCGAGCGTATGGCGATCATCAACAATTTCAACGCCCGCGCCGCCGCTGCACAGCAACAAGCTGCCGACCAAGCTTTGGCCGAACAGCAACGTGCTGCGGCGCAGGCGCTAGCGGAGCAGAAGCGCGCCGAAGAACAGCGCATCGCGCAGATCAAGGCGGCGGCGAAGACGATCACCGATTACATCGCCGGTATCCAAACCGGCGCGCAATCCGGCCTGAGCCCGTCCGCGCGGCTCGCGAACGCGCAGGCGATCTTCCAGCGCCAGCTCGCCACCGCTCGCACCGGCGACATCCAGGCGCAGCACGACATCACGCAATCCGCCGAAGCCTTCCGCCAAGCGGCGCGAGACTTCTTCGGATCGAGCACGCAGTTCCAGAACATACAGAACGACATCGTCACCGCGTTGATGACGCTGCCGGCGGTCATCGGTGGCCCGGATCCGGCGGTGGCGGCGGCGCAAGCGACGACCAATGCAGTTACAGAAACGACGGACGCGGTCAAAGAAACAACCGAGGCCGTCAAGCGCGTGGCCGAGGAGGCGGAAGTACAAACTTCCTTGCTCGCTGCGATCGAAGTGCGCGAAGCGGCGCGCGCTGGCTTCGCCATGGGCGGATTCGTCGGCATGGCGGGAGCGGGAATGTTCGGGCCGAACGTGGTGCCGATCCGCCGCGCTTACGGTGGGCCGATAGGCACGGGTGGCGATACTGTCGCGGCGTGGCTCTCACCGGGCGAGTTTGTGGTGCGCGGCTCTGTCGCCAGCGCCAACGCGGCAAATCTCCAACAGTTGAACGCGACCGGTACTTGGCCGGGCAGCGAGAATTTAGCAATGGAGGTTCGCCGCATGGGGATTATGCTCTCATCGCTGCTCGAGGAAATCGCCGATCTGCAAGTCGCCGCGAACCGCGAGATTGCGGCCAACACGCAGGCGACCAACAGCCAGACGCAGCAGCTCAACCGCGAGCAGCGCTTCGCGGCGCGCAAAGGGGCCGCGTGATGCCGCTGACGACTTACGGCCAGCAGAAACTCGGCGACCACAGCATCGGCAAAGCCGCATTTACGATGCCGACCGGTGTTTTTTTAGGTTTGTTCGCAGCAAGCCCAGGCGCGGCAGGATCGCAGGCGAGCGAGTTCACGGGCGGCAGCTACGCGCGGCAGGCGCTCACCGCCGTCATGTCCGCCTTCGACAGCAGCGGCGCTTCGACGCTCGGCAGCGACGTGTTGTTCCCGACGCCCACGGCGGATTGGGGCATCTTGTCCTACGTTGGCGTGCTCGACGCGGTGAGCGCGGGCAACATGATCTACTACGAGGCGGTCGGCACCGCGCGGCAAGTCGTCAACGGCGGACGGCGCGTGACGTTCAAAGCGGGCCTGTTCAAGATCACGTTGCGCTGATGGGGCTGCGTCCGATCTCGAGCTACACGATCAGCAACGGCTTGCCGACGACGCAGTTCATCGAGATCGACGGCATCGCGCAGATGTTCCCGAATCTTCAAAGCGCCATCGCCGAGATTCAATCGGAGACGTGGCGTCGCCTGATCCTGGCGGTCGAGATCACAGCTCTACCTTTGAGTTAGCGCTATGGGCTTCGGTCCGATCTCGTCGTTGCAGGTCTCGGGGCTTCCGTTCCAGAGCGCCTATCCTGACGCCGACGCGCTGATCATCGCGCAAGAGCCGATCACGCACATCTACGCGGCGACCGAGTTCTTCATCACGCGAACGACCGACGTTCCGCCGGATACCGCATTCAGCGGTTCACTAGAGGCAACCATCCGGCTTGACCGCTCGATCGGAGCGAGCGGCGGCGGCGGTTACGGCGGATTTTCCGACAATGTGGGCGAGCTGACGCTGATCAACGCCGATGGGGATTACGACGACCTCGCTGGCGCGATTTCCCTGAACGGACAACCCGTTCGATTCACCATCGGACAAGCAGACGACAGCGGCATCGTCGTCCTACCGTACGCTACGTTCGAGCTTGCCGCGCGCTTCGTCGCTGAGAGGTTTCGCGTCAGCCGGAGCGCCGTCATCATCGACATGCGCGACGCTGCGTTGCCGCTGATAACGGAGCCAGCGCAAAAAAATATCTACGGCGCGCTCGGCGGCCTTGACGGAACGACTGAGTTACTCGGCAAGCGCAAGCCGTTCCTCGACGGCACCGTGTTCAACGTCACGCCGACGCTCGTGATCCCCAACGAGCTGCTCTACCAGCTCAACGACGGCGGCCTGTCGATCATCACCGCCGTGAGGGACGGCGGCGTCGTGCTCACCAATGTCGGCGATTTCGCCAACGTCGCGACGTTGCGAGGCGCGGCGGCCTCGATCACGCCGGGCAAGTACGGCACATCACTCAGCGACGGATATTTCCTGCTCGGAGGCTCGCCGTTCAAGCAGGTCACCGCCGACGCGATCGGGCTGCGCTCGAGCACCGCCGACATCATCAGCGCGCTCGTGGCCAGCATCGCGGGCGCGCCGACGCGCGAACAGGCGTCGTTCGACACGCTCAACTCGGATCAGCCAGCGGCGGTTGGTTTCTACCTCGGCAGCGAAGCGAGCGACACTTGCGCGGACGTGCTCACGAAGCTTATGGCGGGGATCGGCGGCTGGTGGGGGATAACGCCGCTCGGGCAGATACGCGTCGAGCGCTTCTCGGCACCTAACTCGAACGAGCTCGCCGCCAGCTACACGATCACAGGCGGTGACATGCTGGACATCGACAGAACGGCGATGCCGGAAAATACCGACCCGCCGCCGCATCGACGACGGGTTGTTTACCAGCGCAACTACACAGTGCAGACCGATCTATTCGGCGAGGTGATGGTGAGCAATCCGACGTTCGCCGATACGCTGCGTGCTCCTTATCAACTGGCGTCAACGACTGACGCTGAGTCGACGACCATCCTACAGAACTATCCCGACGCGCCCGATCCGGAGCCGATAGACTCCTACTTCGCGAGCTTGACCGACGCCCAGGACGAAGCCGAGCGCATGTTCGCGCTCTACTCGCAGGGCTTCACGGCGTTTAGGTTCACGCTGAAAAATCAGTTGTTCGTGCATCAGATCGGGGACGTGGTTAAGGTCACCGCCGATAGGCTCGGCCTCGACACCGGGAAATATCTGCGGCTGGTTTCGCTGAGCGACGACTGCTCGACGATGCAAACGGAAGCTATTGGGTTCGGCTGATGACCGCAGCGATCGTGCTTAGCAACTTCGTCGATGTGACGGCAACTATCATCTCGGCGAGCAATTTCATCGCCACCGCGCCGCCCTCGATGCTGCGCGAGGAGCATGTCGGGCGTAAGTGGCGCGACAACGCCGCGAGCACTTGGATACTCGCCGATCTTGCCAGTTCGCAGACGATCGACACCGTGGCGCTGTTCGGCGTGAGCAGTCTTGGCTCCAGCTCGTCGTTCCAGTTGCGGCTTTCGAGCGTCGATTCGACCGGCGTCGCGGGCGATGTGTTCAACTCCGGCACGATCACGGGCACACAGTATTTCGACGCTAATTATCAGACGTTCGGTTTTCTCGGCTCGGCGGCGAGCGCGCGCTACGTGCGGCTGGATATAAGCCAGCCCACCGCGCCCTACATCGAGGCCGGACGTTGGCTGATCGGGCTGCGCCAACAACTCACGACTAATTTCCAAGTGCCGTGGACGCGCTCGGCCAGGCGCGGCAGCGCGGACACGATCGGCGTCGGCGGCCAGACGTTCGTCGATCGTCGCACCGGCTATTGGAGCGTTAACGCCTCGTTCAACTTCATCACCGAGAGCGAGCGCACCGCTCTGATCGAGCAGCTCGGCATCGCCATCGTGAACACAGGGCACCGCGACATTCTCTGGATCAACGACGCGGCCTCGACGCAGTACCCGCGTGACTTCGTCTGGGGCTACATCGACGGAGATCTGCGCATGACGCAAAATCTCTATCTCACACCCGCGCTCTACGGCGTGGAGTTTCCAATCCGACAGAGGCTCTAATGGCATTCGTCATCGGCGACCGTGTTCTGGAAACGACAACGACGACCGGCACCGGCACGATTACGCTGGCCGGTGCGGTGTCTGGCTATCGCGCGTTCTCGACCGTCGCTACGGCGAACAACGACACGTTCTACTATCAGATTTCCGGCGCGACCGAGTGGGAAGTCGGCCTCGGCACACGCGCCTCCGCGACCACGTTCACGCGCACCACTGTTTTCGCGTCCTCGAACGGCGGCGCGTTGGTGAACTTCAGCGCGGGCACCAAAGAAGTGTGGATGGATGCTGCCGCCGAGCAGCTGCGTCTCACAATGAATTTGAACGCGCATCCGTCCGTGTTCAACGGATCAATAAAATGCACGGTCGCTGGCAACGCCGCGACGTTCGCGGTCCTCACGGAAGCGGGCGCGACGCCAAGCGGCACTGATCCAGTCTTCCTCGTTTTCCAAACTGCAGGCGGCCTCAGCACTGTCGTTCGTGTGGCGGCGGCGCTGACGATCACTGTCGCGTCCGGCGCGACGATGGGATTCGCCAACAATACGCCGGGGCGCATCTGGTTGGCGGTGCTGCTCAACGCGGGCGTGGCAGAGTTGATCGTGCGCAACTGCACCGGTCAGTTTGGGCAAGGCAACGGCAACGCAGTTGGCGGTTTTGGCACTGGCGTAATCAGCACGACGGCGCAGGCTGGTGCCGCAGACGATTCGTTCTTGGTTAGTTATTCGGTGACCGCGCGCAGCAGCGTGCCGTTCTTCATCCTTGGGTATTTTGATTGGGACGATACGCCGCTTGCGACGGCAGGCACTTGGTCGAGCACGCCAAACAAGACGGTGATGTGGGGACCGCATGTGCCGTTGCCGGGTTCGGTTATCCAAACGAAAGTCAACGCAACTGCTACCACCGTTAACTCAAGTTCGTCGTCCTTCACCAGCGTCGTGACCGTCTCCCTGACGATGGCATCGAAGTGCAACATCGTCGCACTGATGGCAGGTGGCGCGTGTGTGCAAACAGTCAACAGCAGCGATCAGGCCGCTATCCGCATTTTCAACGTGACGCAAAATTATAACGAAAGTACGAACGTCACTATCTTGCAAGCTTCGGGCACGAACTCCGGGTTTCTCTGGCCAGTGTTCGTCTTTGGTTTCGACTACCCGATAGCGTCATTGGCGAACAGTTGGGCGATTCAGCTGAGCTGCCCGAGCGGCACCGGCCCGGTGTCTTATCCGATCTTCGGCTCGTGTTGGATTCAAGCGCAAGAACTGATGGGGTGATGAAATGAATCCGGGCGCGCTAGAGGAAGGCGCAAAGGCAGCGGGCACGTTGATCACGACGCTAGGATCGCAACCGGCGGTTCTAGCGCTGATCGTCATCAGTTTTGGATTGTTGGGATATGTCTACTACGAGTCAAACCACTTCTACACTGGTCGTCAGGAGATACTTACGGCGTTCCTCAACCAACAGACCGAAGTCCAGAGATTGTTAGCCAAGTGTGTCGTCCCAGAGGCCAAGAACTAGGGGTGATGAGTTGAATCATCCGTTTGCCGAATTGAAGCCTGAATACGAGCGACTGCTCGCTTCAATGGTAGTGACACGGCATTACGCCGTTGACCGCGCCGCTCGACTTCTTCTTGATGCCCCTCCATCCGACCGACACAAGCGTGCAGCTGAAATCACTGGCGTGCCTTCTATTCTGATTGGAACGCTGGACTTGCGGGAATCAGACTGCAATCCGCACGCGGCTCTCGGACAGGGCGATCCTTGGAATCAAGTTTCCACTCATGTTCCGCGTGGCAAGGGACCTTTCCGCTCTTGGGTTGATGCTGCCGTCTATTACATTCGCTACGATGCGTTGGACAATCACACCGCACCTTGGTCATGGGCTTATCTTTGTTGGAAGGGAGAAATTTGGAACGGCTTTGGGCCGCGTAATCATGGTCGCCACACCGGCTATCTGTGGTCAGGAACCAACGTCTATGATCCGCCTGCTGGCAAGGGCGGCAAGTACGTCGCGGACGGTGTGTGGGACCCAGGGGAGGTTGATGAGCAGGTTGGGATCATTCCGGTGATGCGTCGGATGGTTGAACTTGATTCAAGCTTGGACGATATGTTTAACCTGCCACCGGCTGTTTCCGAGTCTCCGCCAGCAACGCCAGAGCCGTCGCCGGGTCCTGTTGGCGGTGGCCTCACCGGTACCAAATGGATACAGAACAGTCTCAATAAAATTATGAATATTAAACCGCCGCTCGTGGTCGATGGAAGCTACGGCAAACTCTCACGCAACGCGGTGCGGCTTTATCAAGAGTCACGTGGACTTTTGGCTGACGGTCTCGTGGGTGATGAGACAATGACGCAAATGGACAAGGATTTAGCTAAGCTATGAACCTCGGCCTATGAGCCCGCCAAACGGAGAGCCTAGATTTACGTATTACGCGAACCGGGTTCCGTGGGCACCAATCATCACCATCATCGGTTGGGTTGCTGTTGGGATTGCGTTCTATGCGACAACGACCAAGCAGCTTACTGAGCAAGAAAAACAAATCGACGCGATCATCAGAACACGTGAGCGAATTCTAGAACAGGTAAACGCACGCATCGATCGAGTTAGCCACGATCTGAGAGCGTTCGAGGAACGTGTCGATAGACTCGACACTCCGCTAGCCAAAAAAGTAGAGGGCATGAACAGCCTCAACAACGTGCTCAACGACCGTATCAACGTGCTGAACAACAACATGAACAACTTACAGGTGACGAATACGGCACGATTCGACGCGTTTCAAAGACAGATCGATTCGCTGGAAAAAAGGACTGACCAGATGTTGCAAGCATTGGATGCGCAATACAATGCGCTCAATGATCATCTGCGCTCGCATGGCGCTAGCGGCGGCATACCTCGTCGCTAGCTGCGGCCCAGCTTTAGCGCAAGGTGCGGGAGTCGGTACGGGACGCATTGGAAATGCGCTTGAAGTCCGGGGGGAAGTAGAGAGCAATGTGCAGGGCCGCGCCTACCCGCTGCAACGAGGCGGCAATGTATATTTTCAACAATGGATTAATACGCGTGAAGCAAGCCGTGCTGGGCTCGGGCTGCTTGATGAAAGCAGAGTGACAGTTGGGCCAAACAGCCGCGTCAAACTGGACAAGAGCAAGTTCGATCCCGCCAAGCAACGCGGCATCGTGAGTATGCGTATTAAAGTAGGAGAAGGCCGCATCAACACTACAGCAACTGACAACGCGACATATCAGGTTCACACCGCCAGCGGCACACTTACGATACGGCCGAAAGCTCGTTAAGTACGCAGGAATTTAGGACAATTCTTCTCATAGTATTCTCGCAAGACTTGAGCAGTATGAGAACTAAACAAACCGTCATCGCTAATACCGAGAGCACGCTGAAGCTGCTTAACCGCTTCGATCACGCTTGTTTCAGCCCGCAACTGAGCTAATACAGGAGTGGCTTCGCCACCGCATTCTTCGACTGTCCATCCGCTGCGCAATTCCGCGCGCAGCTTCATCAATGCTCCTTCACCCCTGATAATAATAGCGTGCAGCTGTTCAATTTCAGTTCGTAATTGTTCAATCTCAGTCATCGCGCTTCTCCTTTCCAGCGCAGATCAAATTCACGTTCTGGCTCCGGCGTCGTGATCTCAATCGGCGGCACGCTCGGTGCTTCCGGCCAATAGAGCTCGCTGCGTGGTTTCATGCGCGGTCCAAGATACCAACACAGCCGATCTGGCAACGGCGAGATTCGCGTGCGATAATGCCAGCCATTAGAATCGAGTGGCTCTAGATGACACATCGCTGGCTCAGCAGCGAGCGCAGTGCTGATTAAAAGCGCAAACATTTAGCCTCCTTTGCCATGACGGCCATCATATAACGAAATTAACTTGGTTGCAGTGTCGACTATCGTTTGTAACATCTCTTTTCGTATGTTTGGATGATATCTGACAATATGAATTGCAATAAGTTCAGACAATATCACGCTCCGTAAGATTGGGTTGCGACCGTCAAGCAACGGCTTAATCTGTTTAATGATCTTATCAACATCCGCATGTATTTCACGCGCTCTTTGCATGCGCCGCTCTTTCTGAAAGTCTCGCATCGTGTCGCCCTTCCTCATTGGGCGTCAACTCGCGAGTTGCCCTCCTGTCGCGAGTTTCTACTGGGTCGGTGTTGGCGAGAGGCCTGCATCGACCTTCTTTTTGCACTGTGAACAAGTTGTCTCTTCTAGAAATCGAGTCAGCAATTTGCGCGGCAAGCGTTTGCCACAAAGTGAATAGCCAATGGTCACATCTTTCCATGTTCCAGGACGTTTGAATAAATGGTGCAAATGTTTCATAATTGCTGCGGCCGGGACTAGCTCTTGCTTGTTGGGATTACTAGTCCCGGACCGCCTGCCCACGCTGGGAGCTGTTTACCAGCGTGACTTAGCGCAGCAATATCACAGAAAGCAATACTATGAATATTGCTGCTAACATGATAACTGCCACGTGAATTTCGGTCATTTGTCTTCAAGTGCTTTTTGTCCTGTGAATGTGCTGTGGGCCGAGAGCTGATCATTGCCAAAGCGTGTAACGCGCTCCATCATCGCGGCAATCTCTTTGTCACGCTCATCAAATTCAACTCGCATTTGTTCGGCGCGAGCTTCAATCGCGGCAAGTTCTTCATTGGCTTTGGTGACAACATCTTTTGCCGCTTGAACCATTGCGTCGATTGCCTGATGTCCAATGATGGCAAATTGGGAACGACGAAATTGCTTTTCAGGCTTGGGAGCGAATTCATCAGTGACCTCGTTGGCAATTTTAGCCAAACCTTCGTTGAGCATGACATCAATATTGGGCGTGGGCACACGAGCCATAGGAAGCTTTGGTTCAACGCGATTTGTCATATGATCCACTCCTTCCATTGATCACCAGTGATGGTTGCAGCCATGTTGATTTTTTGGCGCAAAGTCTGCAAGATTTTCTTTTCTACTGTATTGGGCGCGATCAAATCAATGTAATCTACTTGGCGCTTTTTGTCCAAACCTTGAACGCGCTGCTCGCTTTGATCTCTGTGTTCCAGGTCATAGGTGGAGCTGAAGTACACCACAAGATCAGCCACTGACCAAGTGCGGCCTCTGCCACCGGCAGATGGCGTGGCAACCATGAAACGGCAGGAAGGATCGTTGGTGAAGCGACGCTCCTCATCTTCACGAGTGCGAGTGTTGCCGCCCCAGAAGCGAGCGATGTGCGGATGCGGCCACGGCTGGGCGGATAATGGCTGGCCATCAGAGCCAAGCACAGGATAGGCCTGCGCTAATGTTTGACAGACTTTCTTGATGCTGTGATCGTATGAGCACCAGATCACTGCCTTGCCATTGTACTCTTCCAATAGCTCAATCAACTCGCTGGTGCGACGTTCCGGCACATCATGCAGTTGGCCATTCTCATCAGTGACGTGGCCACAAAGCACTTGATGCAGCCGGAGAATTTGTGCAATGACAATCGTGGCAGTAACGTGGACCTCTTCACTCAAACGCGCGGTGGCGTAATTCTTGATTTCATCATAAATGCGGCGTTGCTCTTTGCTGAGCTGTACTTCACGAATGGTGTAAGTGGAAGGAATGGTTGGTCGAAACGGAACACGGAAAGAATGCGGCTCAATCTTTTGCTGCATCCATTCAACTATCTGTTTGCGGTAGCCAACTTCAACTTCAACAGTACGACCGCCAACTGTGATTTTACGAGTGATGGCACACACTGCACGAAAAGCCCAATAGGAGTGATAGCCAAGAATGCGTTGATCTAAAAATTCCATTTGGCAATACAAATCCAATGGCGAACGTGGCGTTGGCAAGCCAGAAAGAATGCGACGATATTTGGCGCGTGGTGCAAGCTCGCGCAAGATGAATTGAGTACGTTTTGTTCGCGGTGTTTTAATGATTGTTGATTCATCAACTGCGATCATGGCTTTGTCATGATTGCGCAGGAATGCGACACAAAATTCTTTTGCCTCCGGGACTGAACTCAAGGCTTCCACATTCATCAATAAAACGCGCGGTTTGCCTGTGGCCAAAAATGATTGGCGCAGCAACTGCGCTTTTTGCGTTTTAGCAGCAGACGACCAAGTGTACACAACAAGCCGCCGTTGCAGTGTATCAGACACATGATCGTGAATGGCAGTTTCCCAAGTGCGATACACTCCGGCTGGCGCGATGACAAGCAGATCGCTGACTTCGCCTTCGGCTTCCAGCTGACCAAAATTGTCAAGCAGCACTTTGGTTTTGCCGGTGCGCATTGCCATGAGCAACGCAAAAGCGTCATGGCCGTTCATACGGCCAAGCGCCTCCACCTGATGTGGGTAAGGCTCAACCTTGGTTTGATATTCAGTTGCGGGCAACAATTTGCACCTTTGAAGAGTGCGGCCCAGCGCGGCCGGTTCGTACTATCTTGAATGCCTCTTTGTTGTAGTCTACTTTTTTTATCAACAAGTTCAACATGACCGAAACTGTGTTCTGTCCGCCTGGACGAATATTGCCGTCGTAGAATTTGTGCGTAAGCGCATCCATGGAAATTTGCCTTGGAGCGCGCGGAATTAACAAGAAGATTTTCTCCTCACTGGGTGAATACTTGACAGTCTTCGGCTTGGTCAGCTTTGGTCGAAATGCCATGTTCATTTCACTTTCCCCTCTGATTTTGCTGATTCTTCCTTAAATTTGAAGAAAAAGCAACTTGTTTTTATTTGACGACTTGCGAGATTTCACGGCAATGCGCCATGGCTTTGGTGATGGAGACCGAACCTCGCCTTGTTGAAGGTTCATGAGGGACCTTCTTGCCCGTTGTCGTCGCGGATGCATCTGGATGTTACTCCATCCCAAGCCGATTAAGCCGCAGCCAACTCAGCCATTCGCTCGGTGAGTTGCCATAAGGCTCTGTTCAACTTGATGTCGCCATCGATCCCGCGCACTTCGCGCGTTGTCGAACGACGCATGCGGCCATTGGCATCACGGCCGATGCCGGTGAGTCCACCTCGAATCACGTTCTCTTGCACCACATTGAAAGTGCTCCAGAGATCGTGCTTGTCGTCTTGATAACGACGTGGATGCAGCAGCTGAGATGGCGTAACCGGTGTGGTGATTTTGCCCTCAGCATTGGCAAAGCGCAGCGAGTGAGCCGCCTCCGCATAGGCCGTGCGCTGATCGTCTTTGAGCTGGATGCCTTGCCAGGTTCTGATTTTCTCCATCACTTTGGGACCTTGCTCCAACACAGTGTAGGCACCCTCCACCACTGTGCTCAACTGCTTGTCGCGATTGCCGGCATGCAGTACGCTCACTTCGGAGACGGTGCCATCGCTGACAACGCAGCCGTTCAGGCAAATCAGCCTGAGCAGTCCGGCCATGAACTTGTAGCGGCTGGTGCCATCGTGCGCATTACGCATGATCACTTCGAATGAAGTGTCACCAACCCGGCGTTCGCCGCCACCACGCAAATCGGCAGCATGCCGAAAGCGCAACAGATGTTTAGTGAACGGACGGCGCTGCTCGTCACGTGTTCGGCTGACAGCCGCTTCCACTGGCAAGAAATCGCGCAGCATTAGCTCCTCCAACATGTCGCTGGTGGAGATATACACGTAACGGTCCGAACGGCTCTCGTGCGGCTGTTCGGCAAAGATGGTAGGAAAGCGCTCGCGCATTTCCTCCAACGTTAGGCTTTGGTTGGGCTGTGCCCGTAAAACTAAGTCTCTCACTCTTCGCATGGCTATACCTCATTTGTTTCAGTGATGATTTCTCTTGCCAATTTACCGCCACCGCGCCTAGCATGTCGCGCGCGGAGCCAGTCATTGGTCTCTTTGTTATTCCAGGATGCACGCAGCGCCTTGTCCAGCGCCTCCAATGGCAATCCGAAGTCCTGATAGCCTTCAGCGATTACGTTGATATAATAACCGCTTGGCGGCATCACACCGTCGGTTCTTGTCATTTGATAAAACAACACACGATGCGTTTCTGGGCTACCTTTGAAGCGGATGATCATGTAGCGCTTTTCATAAAGACCACCGTCAATTGCTCTTCCGCGCTGATCTTTGCGAACGCCTTCATAAAGATCCAACGCATCTTCGTCCTTCCGCGTGATCTCCCACAGCCCGCCGTATACCACATCATCATCGTGGTATTCAACGTCGGCTACGCCACGAAACACTAGCGTGGCCTGCGGCAAAATCAATTGACCCCTTTTGATTGCACCAGGGCACCGGCGACGCATGGCTGCAACATTTAAGTTGGAGCCATAAGCCCAATAATATCTTGGCTTCTTCATGACTTGATTTCCTTCAGCAACCCTGCGACCAGCATGTCCTCAACGAAATCTGCCGCAGTTCCCCACCGCAAAGTTTTGCCAGTCGCCTGGAATGTGCGCTCGGCAACTTCTTCCATCCACATCGCATCATCTTCGGCTGGCGCCATGGAGATCTCGTGCAGTTGACGCACAACCTCCTCAGCGTTTTTAGCTTCAAGGATGATGCCATCTTCAGTTTGAAATTTACCCATCTTCCCCTCCTCATGCTGCCACTTGCTGTTGCGGTGCAGCCAACCGCTCCGCACGCCGGAGCAGCCAGCCACGCTCGTCATCGTTGGCACCAATCGCGGTGAGCAACTCGGCGAGCGAATTGAAGCGCTGGTTGATACCAGCGAGCGCGGCCAAGTAAAGCCGCATGCAGAACTTGATCCAATAGGTTGCCTTGTCTGCTTCAATCGTGCCAGCAGCGTGCCGGAACTCAACGGTGCCGTGGCGAGCGAACGCCTCATAATTCAATTTGCAATTCCGGCCGTTGATCCGAAGCACTTCGCTGCGTGTCATGTTGTCGCGCAAACGATTGATCGAGTTGTTGTGGCAATAAGGATTGGTATTGCCACGCCGTGAAGGCGGAACGAGTTGATCAATCAGCTGGCTGTTGTTGGTGTAAAGTTTCAGCAGGTTGATGAAAAAGCTTGCGTCCTGCTGGCGCGCATCGATGTGAACATGAACACCGCAGCGCTTGGAAACCCGTGTGCGAAGCGAACGCAGCGTGTTGCACACACTGGTCACTTGCTGCAGACCCTCGTTGCCCTGCAACTTGGGAGAAACAAATTCAGCACCGCGTGTGTAGTTTTGCAGCGAACCGTCGGTGACCACTTTCCAATGCGAGCGAGTGTCATGGCCATAGAGTTCGGCATGGCATTCAACGCCGCCATCGGTCACAGCGCGCGCGCCAGAGGAATGATTGTGAGTGGTCGGCAAATAGCACTCCAGCTCAACGCCAAACGTCAGCTGGCTGAGATCGGAGCTGAGCGCGGTGGTGGCCATCAACCGAGGAGCGCGG